AAGCAACTGTTCATGCTGGTATCTACCAGATGGAGTTCGGAGCAGTTTTTACTCGTGACTCAGAGGGTTTCTTTAAGAGGTCTTTGATAGAATCTTGTGTTGTTAGTGATCAAGAGCCAATAAAAGACTCAAAAGGCGAAGACATAATCTTTGAAGCCAAACTTATTGGAGATTCCAATAAAAAATATATATTTGGGGTTGACCCCGCTTCCGAAGTTGATAATTTTAGTATAATTGTTCTTGAAATAAATCAAGATCATAGACGCATTGTTCATTGCTGGACTACTACACGTTCAGAACACAAAGAAAAGGTCAAGAAGGGCTATTCTACTGAGACTGATTTTTACTCCTATTGCGCTAGAAAAATTAGAGACTTGATGAAATTATTTCCATGTATTCACATTGCTATGGACGCTCAGGGTGGTGGTATCGCAGTTATGGAATCCCTTCACGACAAAGATAAGCTCCAGCCGGGAGAAGTCGAAATATGGCCCACCATTGACGACGATAAGCCTAAAGATACTGATGATCAACGTGGATTACACATATTAGAAATGTGCCAATTTGCAAAATATGACTGGTTAGCAGAGGCAAATCATGGGCTTAGAAAAGACCTAGAAGATAAGGTTCTTTTGTTTCCAAGGTTTGATTCTATTACTATTGGTATATCTAACGTTGAAGATGGCATGAAGGGTAGAATGTATGACACCCTAGAAGAATGTGTTATGGATATTGAAGAACTTAAAGATGAATTATCCATGATCCAAATGACCCAGACTGCTAATGGTCGCGACAGGTGGGATACACCAGAAGTGGTTGTGGCTGCTGGCAAAAAGAGCAAGATGAGAAAAGACCGATACTCATCTTTAATCATGGCTAATATGGCAGCTAGAGTTTTAGCTAGGATGCCTACACAAGAACAGTACGAGTTTTTTGGCGGTTTTGCTTCTACAATGCCAAAGGATTCAAATCAAAAGAAAACAGAAAATCTATATACTGGTCCAAATTGGTTTTCGGATAATATGAAAGATATCTACTAATCTGTGTATAATACAATACCAATGTAATTGCAATCAGATTACCCAAAAGGACCAAAATGAACAAAGATAAATCTCTCATAACTTGGAATGATTCAGACGCTTCAAGTAGAGCTACTGCATTTCAACAATTTTCAGAAGCTGGTGAAAGCTATGGCGGTGTTAGCAAGGCTAACCACTACAGAGATTTTAAGGACATTGAGCCTAACAGAAGTGTTCGTCCCGGTTTTAGAACCTCTGACTATTACGCCTTTAGACCAGAAGAAAGAGTACCCTACAGACAAAAACGCGCCATTAAGATGTGTATGGACGCATATGAAAAAGTTGGTATAATTAGAAATGTCATCGACCTAATGGGCGATTTCGGCTGTCAGGGTATCAATATTGTTCACGAGAATAGGAGCGTAGAAAAATTTTACCAGCAATGGTTCAAGAAGATAAATGGTAAAGAAAGATCTGAAAGATTCTTAAATCTTCTATATAGAGCTGGTCAAGTCCCAGTATATCGTAGTTATGCTAACATGACCCCCGAAGTAACGAAATACATCAAGTCTATGGGGCAGGATATTGTTGTAGAAGTTCCTAATTTTGAAAAGAACTTAATACCTTGGAGATATAATTTCTTTAACCCTATATCTCTTGAAATCAAAGACAGTAATATTAATTTATTTCTAGGTACTAGGAAGTTTGAGCTTTCTCCAACAAGCTTCTTAGACAACTTTAAAGACGGCGCTATACCAGCCCATCTACTTGACACGTTACCTCCAGAGGTAAAGTCTAGAATTAAAAATGGAGATAAGAAAATTGAGCTTGATCCAGAAAGACTCTCTATGTTTTACTACAAAAAGGATGATTGGTCTAACTGGGCCAACCCCTTAATTTATGCTATTCTTGACGATGTTATTATGCTAGAGAAGATGCGACTTGCTGATTTATCCGCTCTAGACGGTGCTATCTCGAATATTAGACTTTGGACTCTCGGTAATCTAGATCATAAAATATTACCTAATAAGGCTGCCATTAATAAACTAAGAGATATACTTTCTAGTAATGTTGGTGGAGGTACGATGGAGTTAGTTTGGGGTCCAGAGCTTTCTTACACTGAATCTAATAGTCAAGTATATAAATTCTTAGGATCTGAGAAATATAACTCTGTTCTCAATAGTATATATGCAGGACTGGGCGTTCCTCCAACCTTAACGGGTATAGCTGGAAACGGTGGAGGATTCACAAACAACTTCATTTCTTTGAAAACCTTGGTTGAGAGATTGCAATACGGAAGAGATCAGTTAACGTCTTTTTGGGAGAAAGAGTGTGAAATAGTCAGAAAGGCTATGGGTTTCAGAAAGTCTCCACACATTATGTACGATCAAATGAGCCTATCTGACGAAGCCTCTGAGAAAAACCTGTTAATACAACTAGCAGACAGGGACATTATCTCCCACGAAACTGTTCTGGAAAGATTTAAAGAGGTTCCATCTGTAGAAAAGATGAGATTAAAAAGAGAAGATAAAGATAGATCAAAAGAGAATTTACCAGAAAAGGCCAGTCCATATCATAATCCAAATAAGCAGTTTGAAATAGAAAAAATGGAAAAGCAGGGGCAGATCAACGAAAAGATGGCTGAGAAAAAAGAAAAACAAAAACCTGTTAATCCAAACGGTAGGCCCGCAAACAAACTAGACGAAGGACCAAGAAAACAGAGAACTGAGACGCCTAAATCTAAACCGGGAGTTGCTGAATTTATTGTCTGGGCAAACAAATCATTTGACAAAATATCAGAAATAACAAACGAGGCGTATTTATCTGTACTCGGAAAGAAAAATCTTAGAGGTTTAAATAAATCTCAAGCAAATGACCTAGAAGAGATCAAGCTTCATGTCTTATCTAATCTCAATCCAATGTCTGAAGTCACCGTGGAATCAATACAAAAGATTATAGGATCTACTAAGAAGATGCCACAGAAACTTCAAGAAAGGCTAAATTCAACTAATACAAATTTAGAAAATATGAACATTGAAAATTTTAGAAAACATGCGATCTCTTGCTACATAGAGTATTTTCTGGATAGTTAAAATCACGTTTTTTAAAAAAAATAATTTTTTTGTGTATACTAAATGTAGAGGTAATACATGAATATAAAAATATATCAAAACGAAATAAATGACGGTATTGGCGAACTCGTTAAGAGTACCGCTAGTGTTGCATATTGCTCTGAGGCTATTAAAGCTGACGCTTTTAAAGTTCCAGCAACTATTACCGACAGGGCTTTCGCTGAAAACAAAGACCAAATAGATCTCTATTATTTAGAGTCTGTGTTAGTTTCTTGTGGCTGGAATAAAAACGATGATGTATTTATGCCAGAACCAACTTGGGCAGCAAGGAACACACCTGAAGATAAACAGTTCAACTTTATGCACGATGAAAATGATATCATCGGACATATTACTGGTAGCTATGTTTTAACAAAAGACGGAAAGGCAGTATCTAATGATTCAGAAATGCCTGAAGATTTTGATATTATTACTCAAGCTGTCCTTTACAATAGCTGGACTGGCGAAGAAAATCGCGAAAGAATGGAGAAAATAATCTCTGAAATAGATGGGGGCAAGTGGTACGTTTCGATGGAATGTCTATTTGCCGGATTTGATTACGCTCTATCAAACGACGACGGCGCTAAGAAAGTTTTAGCTAGAGATGAGGAGTCATCATTTTTAACTAAACATCTTAGAGCTTACGGCGGAACAGGAGAGTATCAAGGATATAAAATAGGTAGAGCTTTGAGAAACATTTCTTTTTCTGGCAAGGGTCTAGTATCTAAACCTGCTAATCCGAGAAGTGTAATTCTTAAAAGTGTAGCATTTAATTTAGATGACAATTCTGATTTCAATATAGGAGAATTTAATATGTCAGATAACTTGCTGGAAAAGCAGCTGGAAGAAGTTCGCGCTGAACTTGCTACTGCAAAATCCGAGAATGACGCGATTAAAGCTCAAATCGAAGAAGCAAAAGATAAAGAATTTGCTTCCAAGGTAGAGTCTTTTCAAGCAGATATTGAAGCTAAAGACAATAGCATTGCAGAACTAGAAGAGAGTATAAAAAGTTCACAGGCTCGCGTTGCCGAACTCGAAGACGCTCTTACTAAGTCTCAAGAAGAACTTTCTGTCGCCATGAAAGACATGGAAGACATGAAGAAAAAAGAGAAGGGCAGAAAGAGAATGGCAGCTCTCGTAGAAGCTGGTTTTGAACAAGAAGAAGCAGAGGAAACTCTTGCCGCTTTTGATTCCGTAAATGACGAAGCTTTTGATGTTATCGTTGCAAAAATGTATGACAAAATGAAAGCAAAAAAAGACAAGAAAGAAGATGAAGCTGAAGCAGCAATGCCTCCCGAAATGAAGGAAGCAATTGAAAAAAAGAAAAAGGAAAAAGAAGCTAAAGCTGACGAAGAAGCTGAAGCTGAAGTAACTCCAGAACTTCTTGAGGATGTAGAAACTTCTGAAGCAACTCTTGTAGATGCAACTCCAGATGTTGACGAAGTAGAGTCAACTAGAGCAAGCATTTCGGACTGGCTTTCCAATAACGTACTCTCAACTAAATAATTAAAATAGGAGATTAAACTATGGCTCTTAAAGCAGATAGATATGAAGAATCAACAGATATCAGCTTCTTCTATAACGAAGGGACTGCTACTCGTGGTGGTGTTGTTGTTTTAGATGCGGCTAACAACAATCCATCTGGTGCTGCTATGGATCAAGGCGCTAACTTGGTTAAATACGCAGCAGCTGCCGTTACCGACGTTCCAGTTGGCATCCTTCTTAATGACGTTGTTAATAAGGATCTCACAAGAACTCATCTTAACCAATATAAAGATGAAGTTCAAAAGGGTGGTAAGGTCACTGTTTTGACTCGTGGATGGGTTGTTACCAGCAATGTTGATGGAACACCAGCTGCGGGCAACGTTGCTTACGCATCGAACAGTGTTGCTGGTAATATCAGCACTTCTGCCGCAGACGCAGAAGGATCAGGTAACTTGGCTATTGGTCGTTTCATGAGTCAAAAAGACGCAGACGGCTACGCTAAAGTTTATGTCAATCTTCCTAACCACGGTGCCTAATTAATTAACAAGGAGAATAAATAATGTCATATACAGAAAGACCTAGCGAAGAGTTTATTTCAGTGCTTCGCAAGTGTGGCGACTCCGATATGGAAGTCGCGCTCGCAGCGCAGAGAGAGTTTGCCAAAGCTTTGGAACTTCCTCTTCGCAAAGGTGTCTTAATCGGTAATATTCTTGGTAATATTTTTGAAACGATTAATGTAGAGCCGGGTGGAAGCACCGAATATCCTTTGGATCTTCTTGCTCCGGGACTTGAGGGTGAGCATGTTGCTTACACCAATCCGGGTCATGGTCGCGTTCCTGAGCGTGCGGTCGAGAGCGATTACGTCATGATCCCAACTTACTCAATCGCTAGCTCGATTGATTTCTTGCTTCGTTATGCTCGCGAAGCTCGTTGGGACATCACTGCTCGCGCTATGCAAGTTTTGGAAGCTGGCTTCGTCAAGAAAATGAATGACGATGGATGGCACACCCTTCTTGCTGCTGGTGTTGACCGCAACATCTTGGTTTACGACGGTGACGCAACTGCTGGTATGTTCTCTAAGAGACTTGTCAGCTTGATGCAAACTGTTATGCGTCGTAATGCTGGTGGTAACACCGGTAGCGGCAATCGTGGACGCTTGACTGACCTCTACGTTTCTCCTGAAGCGCTTGAAGATGTACGTAACTGGGGATTTGATCAGGTTTCTGACGCAACCAGAACTGCTATCTACAACGCAGGTGGCGACGGCGCTCCTATCACCAATATCTTTGGTGTAAGCCTTCATGATCTTGATGAGCTTGGAGAAGGTCAAGAATATCAAACATTCTTCGAGACTGGTCTTGGCGGTGCTGTTCAGGGTAGCGATACCGAATTGGTTATCGGTCTTGATCAAGGCTCAAACGATAGCTTCGTTATGCCAATGAAGCAACAGGTTTCTATCCACGAAGACCCAACTCTGCATCGTCAGCAGAGAGTTGGTTGGTACGGATTTGCTGAACTTGGCTTCGGCGTTCTTGATAATCGTAGAATTATCCTCGGTAGCTTCTAAGTTTACCTGATAATAAAGTTAATACTAATGGGAAGCCATTCCAATTGGAGTGGCTTTCTTTTTTTATATAGACTCACATAAAATGTGTATAATATTTCATACATGTATACTAGGATCTTTTTTAGGAGAACAAAATGGCAGAAGCAGCACTTTCAGATTATGCTGAGTCAGGGTTATTGAATTATATTTTCAGGGGTGGCACTTTCAATAAGCCAACCACGCTAGCTATAGCTCTTTGTAGTGGCGATCCAGAGGCAAACGAGTTGGAAAATAGACCTTTGCGAGTTGCTGCTGATTTACCAGAGCTTCCACGGTATTATTCGGACGGTACAACCGCCACGCGATATTCTAGATATCATCTTGGCTATACAGCTGATTCTGGTAATGTTAATTGGAAGTTTACAGAAGAAGATTATGCTGCTGGAAGTGGCGTTATCAAGAACTGTTTCCAAATAGACTGGCCCGCAGCTGAATATGATCCAGACGACCCAAAACAAAATATTGGCTGGGGATGGGTTTCAGGGGTGGCTATTTTAGATAGTGATGTCATAGGAGAGGGAAATGTCATAATGGCATCAAGGCTAGATAATCCTAGATTTATTTACGCTGGGGACTCGTTAAAATTTGAAATCGAAGCTCTACAAATCTCCTTTAAATAAAGATTAATATGACTATAAGATCAAAATCTGAGTATATCGAGTATATAAATACAATTCTTCCAGACAATACATCTAGACTTATATCTCCTGAAGATATAAGAATTGCGCTTATAGATTTAGCCGATTCTGTTGGTCGATTAATGGAAGGGGCAGATTTAGTATCTAATAATTTTGCCACTCCTGACACAAGAACAACAAAGTCTGGAAAAAATGTCTTATCTCAATTAAACTTAACCGGAAGAACTTCTGTAGACAATTCTGCTTTCGGTTATAATTCTTTAGGTTTAAATTACAATGGATCAAGAAATACATCAGTAGGATCTTTTACGTTATCCTGTAACTCTTTAGGTTCAGATAATGTTGCGGTAGGATTTAATGCCCTATCATCAAACACTGTGGGTTCTGGAAATGTTTCTATCGGTAGTTATTCTTCTGTCTCAAGGCCGAGGGGTAATTTCAACATAGCCATTGGTCACGGCGCAGCATATTATGTAAGAGAAAGAGAAGACAATAAATTTTATCTTGGGGCATACCCAAACGCTTCTGGTGATTGCGATACTATAGATCATAGTGGCATACCACCACTCCTTTACGGCGATCTCCATACAAGACAACTTGGTATTGGAACGGATGTTTTAGTTGACGAAAACGTTGGTCTAGCAGTTTCTGGCGATATACTCCCCGCTAGTGGACAAATATTTAGCATTGGAAAGGCTGGGTACGAGTGGGATGCCGCCTTCAGAAACATAACGGTTGCTGGAAACATTGATGTTCCTTTAGCTTGGCGGTTTGATCTATCTGACCAACATGGAACATCTGGAACAATTGACAAAGATGATACAATTTACATAAGTGGCGTTAGTGGAATTGAAACATCTTATAATCACAATATAAGAAACATGATTATATCCGCACAACCTGTTTCCGGTTGGGCTAGCGGTAACTTTACAGATTTAACAAATCAAATAATACAAATAAGCGGTAAAGACGGACAGTTGCTTTCTCTCAGTGGTCAGCTTTACAATGTAAGCGGATGGACTTTATATAATTTAGATGAGAGAATTTATCCAGATCTCGCAGAGATTAGCGGTGTTGATGGGTTGATTGACTCGGTTAGCGGGTGGGCTGACTACAACCAAAATGCGATTAGCGGTTTTAACGGATTACTTAATCAACTTAGCGGCGTTGATAATGGCTTGATATACCAAGCAAGCGGCTGGGCAAGAGATGAAATAACCAGTGTCTCAGGTCTGGATGGATTATTATACGAAATTTCTGGAAATCTCGGTAATGATCCCAACGGTCTAATATATCTTGCGAGCGGTTGGAATAAAAAGTACACCGATGACGCCGTGTTTGATGCGGGTAGTTTTACGTTTTGGGAAATAGAGGGTGAACATGGCGCCTCTGGAATGATCCATCACGCTGATACGCTTAGGATAAGCGGTGTTAGCGGCATTGAAACAAGAATGATCATAGACGAGGGCGCTGGAAATACTAATTTTTATAATTTATCTGTGTCTGCACATCCACTGTCCGGTTGGACTTCTGGCGTGTTCACACAAATTAGTGGTTACGGCGGCATCATTGATCAGCAGGTTACAGCTAGCGCTGTTTTAATTAGCGGGTGGGCTAGCGATATAGCAAGAAATGAAGCCGATGAATCTTACGCTTTGTCTTTTATAGATACTCTTGCCATAAGCGGACACAGTCCGGTTTATTCTCAATATGGGGCTAGCGGTATCATCTGGAGCGTAAGCGGTCATAATGAGAATTATACAGACCAAGCCAGCGGTTGGACATTTAGTAATTTTGAATCTTTGTCTGGAGTTGGCAGAAGTCAATTTGGTGAAAGCGGTTTGATATACATGGTTAGTGGATTCGCAAGATCTTATACCGATCAGGTCACTTTGGATGCTGGTTCCTACACATATTGGAATATAGACGGAGAAAACGAAGGCAGTGCAAATGTCAGATTTGCTGAACACGTATTTATAAGTGGTGTTAGCGGCTTGAACACGCACCTGTATTCAGATGGAACATTTCACACATTGGCTATTAGCGCGTCTGGGCTATCTGGTCAGCTAGTCGAACAATTAAAAGCTGTTAGCGGATACTACGAATCACAATTTCTTAGCATTTCTGGCTTTAACGGATCTGTCTCCGGTGCTATAAGGGCGACGGCGATAGAAACATTAACAGCGGCTAACGAAGATGCATCATCAAAAGACAGTGTAATTACAGGTAATATACAGACCACGGGAGAAACGCTGCTTAGAGAGATAAATAAAGTTTCAGGATTAAAAGATGGCACTCTAACATTAACTAGTGGTTGGGCTTATCAAACATTTAATACTTTATCTGGAATTCCAGACGGTCTTATATATTTAGCTAGCGGTTGGAACAAGCAGTACACGATAGATCAAATTAATGCTATCACATTTCCAAACGGTGAGTCTCAGTATACTCACTGGTTCTTAGATTCTGATAGAGATGGACCACAGGCTATTGGCACAAAAAGAACTGTTAACTTTACAGGAAAAGATGGCTTAGAAACATCCTTTAGAAATGAAGAAGGTTTATTTAATTTAGAAATTTCTGCTTCTTCTTTATCTGGATTAACAGTAGATGGTTTACTTGAGATTAGTGGTGTCGGGGGTATATTAGATAGAAGATTTGCAGCTGCTGGAGCAGAAGGTAACATATTCTCGTTTAATATTTCAGACCGCACAAATAACCAACAAATAGTTGGTGGGGATGTAATAAACATAGACGGCAAGTGTGGCGTGGACATTTTAGTGTCTGAGGCTGACACCTTAGAGGTTTCCGCCTGTAGTCTATCTGGATACTTGAAAGACAAGATAGATTCTGTAACAAGTAGACTAGATTGCCTAATTGACATAAACTGTCCCGGTGGAGCGGTAGAAACATCCGATAATATTAGCGGATGGGTTCAGTATAATCTATCAACTTTGTCTGGCGTTGACACAACGATTTACGGTCCAAGCGGTTTAATTTGGAGCGTGAGTGGATATCTAGATAAAGAAATATCAAGTAAGTTTTTAGAAGCAGATAGTTATGGCTGGTGGAACGCTTCGGACGGAGTTTCCACGTTTCAGGTAGAACCGAATGAGACAGTTTACCTTACTGGGGCAAAGGGTATTGATGTTTCACTTGCATTTGACGACTCTCAGGGAACATTTACCTTAGACGCAAGCCCTCTATCTGGAGTTCTATCAGAATTATCTGGAATAATGAGAACAGAGCTTCTAGCCATTTCCGGGATTGCTGACGGCGAGATTCAGCGCCAGCATACCGATCTTAATAGAAGGTTATTATACGCTTCAATCAACCAAACAAGAGATCAAATATTAGATAGACATAGACATTGGATAAGCGGCCAGTTATTAGAGATTTCCGGCTACGACCCAAGAGGTCTTCTCTATCAAGCTAGCGGCTGGAACGAAAACTATACTTTGCTTTCTAGTGGTGCTAACAATGATTACACAGCTTTAGTTAGCGGTTGGGCTGATTATAGTCATAACAAAATATCTGGTGTTAATGGACTTCTTAGAAATGTAAGCGGATGGGCTGAATACTCACATGAAGCCATCTCCGGGGTAGACGGCCAATTCGGAAGTCATAGCGGCTGGAATAATTATAACTATAATGTTATATATGGCGATTTAAATGAAATCAGCGGTGTAGGTGGTTTATTAGACAATATCGACGTATATAAAGCCACTAGCGGTGTAAGAATAGATAGTAATAATGTTATTCACACATATGGTAGTGGGCATTTCGATAAGGTTATTACAAGTAGAATATCTGACGTAAACGACCCCTCTGGACAGTTTGTTGCAAATACGGGTGCTTATCACGACGTTGTAAATGCAAGCGGATATCTAGTAACTCCTAGATACGAATCTTTATCAGATCTTAAAATTTCAATACCCTCATCTACAGCCAACAGCGGAGCGATTGTTTTCGCTGGCGATTATATTTATCAGTCTCGTGGAAAATTAGGTTGGACAAGACCGACAACGATAGAAGGATTTTTGTCAGAACAGCTATTGTCAGCTTCATCTTACAATAATCCAACTAGCGGTAGAATGATAGTTAAAAATGATCAATTTAATTCAGATTACGAAGTTTACTTAACAAACAGAGACTATTACTTATCCATAAGCGGTGGCTTATTTGCTGTAGCCACACTTGTAAATGGAGAATACAGACCGATATACAACTCTTGTAGCGGAGTTTAAAATGGGCGATTGCTGCTGCACCCCGCCGCCAGATCCACCACCTCGCGGAGCCTGTTGTTATATAGACGACTTGGGTTCTTTGAGATGCGCAAATAGTGTCTTAGAGATAGATTGTTTCACAAAATACAATCAGAGTAGTTTTTCTTCAGAGGTTGCGTGCGGAGAAAAAATCATATGCGCTAGAGAAGGAGATTCTATTTCTCCTGTCAATATATATAAAGGTGATGATTTTTATATTGTTAAATCTAATGATGACTACTACTACTGGCAAGCATCTCTAAATGAAGAAAACATACTATATGTTGGTGAACAAATCCAGAGGCAACTCTATAGCAGTTCTAATTTTTTACAGGGGAACTTAAAAGATCAAATATTATTTGATAGAAGCTTATACGCTTATAAGAGGGATCGGTTAGGAACAGACGGAATATGGTCCACAACTAAAGATTCAGACAGGTCATTTTCCTTTGCTTCGCTACGTTCCGATAAAACGCTTTATATTAAAAACGCATATGAATTTTTTTATCCCGCTTATGTTTATAAAACGTTTCAAAGACTTTTTCCAGATCCGCGTGCTGGAGGCGAACATCAACTTATAGCATACGATCAAGACTTCAAAGCTAATAACCAAACTTGGACTGATTCTAAGTTTAAAGATTTTGCTATGACTTCAACTGAAGGTAAAGAGCTTTGTGGTGCGATAGCCGCTATTTACGACGAATCGCATTTTGACGCTTCTAAGCGCGGTAAAGTTTTTACGATTGGGTCGTACACAAATGGGGCTTGTCCACTCGCCACCGGTGATATCGGAAATATACCACTAAATGTAAGTCAAGATTATATTGATAACGATCTTAGATTCGTACAAAACAGAATAGATAATATAAATTCTATTGAAAATGCGTCTGGGATCATAGCTAATAATAAAGCTTTCTTGGTTCTAAAAAAAGATGGCAAACCTACGTCTTTTGGCGATAGAGATTCTGGTGGAGACTTATTTTTCTTGGGTGAATATAAGTTTATAAACTCCTCAAGAGGACCGTTTTCTTTTGAAGATAGTGTTGCCGAACTTGTTTATGGTGCTGGCATATACGCCCAAAGTGGAACAGAAGGAGTAACCACTAATAATTCAACATTTTTAGTATCAACCAATACTTATTCAGATATCTATAGATCCTACGAACACTTCTTTGTTTACAATTCTGAATCTAAAGAAGGATCTGTTTTAGGTATATCTAGAAATCAAAGCTATTACAATACTAATAGCCGTGCTACCCAAAACCTCCTTATTATAATTAATCGTTTTGCTTCTTACCAAGATTTATTTATAGGTATAGAAAAAGTCATACCACTACACAGCAATTTTTTATTACTCGGTAGTTCTACGTATCGGGTTTGTGGAAAACATATAAATGGACATAATAGAGAATTTAATATTCCAGAAGGAGCTTCCTCTGTAGTAAAAGCGGTTGACTCTAATTCCTATATAATAATATTGTGGGACAATGGTAAATGTTCAATCGAATTTTTAAATAAAAACTTGTACGGTGGAAATAAATCTTACTTTAATAATGTTTCGCTCGATTCAACATCTTCTTCTGATTCGTATTTGACCAATAAAGTCATAGATAATGTAATAGACATATTTGGTGCAGAGGAATGTTACGCTATATTATATAGTGACAATAAACTTGAAATCTGCTTCAAAGAAGGTAACGATTCTGGATACTTACCAAGCACCTCGACAGATCCATATTTTACAGTTTCCGACATAGAGGGTTCAGATGGTGTTTATAAACTTTACACATTTGAAAATGTAATTGACTGTAGGCTTGGATCTACATTCTCTTTCCCTTTCGATCAAAAGCAAACGGTTTTTGAATCAAAGAAAACACAAACAATATCGGTTTTTAGAAAAACAGACGCAATTGTTTTGGGTAGATACTCTAATACGGGGCATTATTCCTCTAGCACTGAAAACTTTAAGGTTGTACAAGAAAAATTATTTCCATTAGCTTTTAATGAAAACTATGGATCTGTGTTTAATTACATAGGAGAAGAAAAGTCGCTTTACCAGAGGAGTCTTTACGGTCAAGACCCTAGCATCTCAACTTATGAATCTATTTCTCAGTTTGTTAATAATAAGTATCCCTACCCAATAGTGTTTATTCCCGGTCAATATGATTATGCTTTCGAGGCGTGTGGGACAAGGTGCAACACGACGCTACT